GGCGGTGCAGGCGTTTGAGGCGGCGAAGCAGCGGGAGTGGCGGCGGGCTGTCGGCGATGAGCAGCCTCCGAAACTGAAATGCGGGATCCGCGGCTGTGCGGCGAGGGGTGTGGAGGTGCCGGCGTGGCGGTTTGTTCGTGGAGGCCGTCGCATCGTGAAATCCCATTGTGAGGCGTGCGGTACGGCGTTGACGGGTGCGGAGAAGAGCGAGGAGACAGCATGAGCGTCGACGCAGGCCGAATGGAAGCTCAGCGACGCCTGCGCAGGCTGCGGGCCATCCAAGCAAAGTTCGACGCCGAGAACCAGCCGATAACTACCGAGACGATCCCGGTCGTGCTGGAAAATGTGGTGGTTCCGACTCGGCTGAAGGCTCTGGCGTTCGAGGCGCTGGAATCGGGAGAACTACCAATGGAGTTGCCGTGATCAACATACGCCTACTGAAAGAAGAGCACGATGAGTACCTCGGCTCACTAGACCCCCGAGCTACCTGGCCGCAGCTACGGCCGTCAGATCCGATCTTTCGGGCAACACAGGCCGTATTGGACGCTCCCCGCGTCTGGTGGTGTGAAGCCGAACGCCGCGCGAGTCGTGTTGAGCCATCAGAACCATGGGGCGCTCACGAATGCCAACGGATTTTCGACTGCGGGTGGGTTGTGTTGGTTCCTGTAGAGGGAGGCGAAACGTGAGTCGTCAACGTCGTCAGATTGAAGCCGCAGCAAAGTCCAAAGGGTTCCGGGTACGCGAGATGCAATGGACGCCGATAGGCCAGATGGTTGAGATGTCGGGACGTGAGGGCGGATGGTGGCTACTGGCCGAGAGGGACGGCGAGTACCGGGATGCGTTCGGGTACAACGCCGACGAAGTGGTGGCGTACATCAACGAGTGTTGGATTCCTGTAGAGGGCGAGGAACGATGAGACGAGCAGACCTGCAAGTAGTGGCGTCGAGGGACCACGACGACTACCCACGGAGCTACCGCACTCCGACTGACGCCGACATTCGGTCCATGGCCGACGAACTGGCACCGATCATCGTCCAGTGCGGGGAGTGTGAGGGAAGTGGGGAGGACGACAGCGTCGTTGCGACCGCTGGCGGGGCAGAGTCCCCGTGGGACTGCCCGTCCTGCAAAGGCTCCGGTCATGATCCGAAGGTACGGGCGGTGCTGCTCGGGATGCTGATAGACGTGAACCAGTGGCTGGGAGGCTCCGATGAAGGAGACGAGAGCGATGCGAAGTGACGATATAATCCACCCTCCCTGGACCCCCACACAGGTTCGTGCGTTGAACGAGCGGCAGCGATGCGGCATCGTCCACCCCTTCACCTGTCGGCGACGCACTAAGAGCCCACATTGGTACAAGTGGGGTGACTTCGGGATTCTCGTTGCCACAGTGTCGGGGTGGGTCTGTCGTGACTGCGGCTACACCCAGGACTGGGCGTACGACTTCATGTTCAAGGGCGCCTCTCCAACGCGGAAGCACTCAGGAGGCTCCGATGAGTGAACAAGCAATCTGCTTCTGCGGCGCGCATATAAACAAGACGGGACCAACGACCCCGATCCCAACCCCGACACCGGGAGGTTCTGATGCCCCTGCGTGAAGCCTGCAAGCACGGACGATACGAATCGCATTGGGTTGGTGGAGCTGCGGGCATGACCTGCCCTGGCGGGCGTGACCCCGATAAGGACCGTGGCGTGTACGCCAAGTACGAAGTGCGCCGCCGCAACGACCCGAACGGGAAGCACGACGACTGCTGGTACTTCGTGCTCGACCCGACACATGATCCGATCGCGAGGGTGGCCCTGGAAGCGTACGCGGACGAGGCGGAACGGCGCGGGTTTGAGGCGCTCGCGGCTGATCTGAGGCTGCCTGCTGCTGGCCTTCCTGATCTGGCGCATCGTCCCGACTTGTTGCCCGAGTTGCCACATGAACGGGGGAGGTTCTGATGCCCCTGCGTGAAGCCTGCAAGCACGGACGATGGGAGTGGCATCTGGTCAACCCTTCGGGGGTGAAGCCCCATTTGCCGTGCGATGGCGGTCGTGTCCTGTCCGACGCGGAAGCTCTCAGGACGCTTCTGTTCGACGGGGACGAACCGAAAGACGGGGTGAAGGGCGGATGGGTTCAGAACGGGCTGTCCCCGTGCGTGTACCCGACTGACGACCCGGACGAGATCGACGTGTACGTCATCCCGAAGTCGTTGCTGGAAGGAGACTCCTAGATGGCCGGCTACATCAGATTCCCGACAGCGGGATTGCTCAGCAAGTGGGGATTTGGCGACGGCGACATGCTGGAAGACGTTCTCGACGAATGGCTGAACGGCAAGTGTCCCGATGACGACTATGACTCAGACCCTCTTGGTTTCGAGCATCGAGTTCTCGTCCGCGTCGTCCGCGAACATGTCCTACCCCACATCACCACCCCCATCGAAGTCTACGAAGTCGGTACCGTCCACAATCCGATCCGTGCGGAGACCGTGAACGGGGTCCCGTGGGATTGGTACACGACAGACGTTGATGGACGCCTCGATCCGGAATTTGTGGACGTTCCGATTTCGGTGATTCTGTCGATTGCGGCCGACGAACGGGGAGACTCCTAGATGGCTGTCGTCGTCAAAGAAACCGGCTACTTCCTGCCTTACTCCAGTGAACTCGCAGGCGACCAACGAGTCGATCTCGGCTGGCCATTCCGCCGGTTCGCCGCCGCCCCCCTCACCGGGTTCGTCATGGACCTCGACCATCACGGGTGGTCTGTTGTGGGATGGGCTGCCGACCGTGACCCGGTTCACCTCGCCGAACATCCTGGCACTCGTCGGGTGACCTGGGATGTGAATATCGCTGAGATGGTTCAGGACTGGTGGTGGCTCGGCAAACCTGAGGAGGAGGACTAGATGTACGAGTACCGAGTCGAACTACAGGTGGCACGCCGCAACATGGCTCGGACAATCGGCGAGCACGAATCCGACAGTGATCTTCGGATCGATGTCCATTCCACGTCGCTGGCGGGAGCGTTCGCCGAGCTGCGTTCGCCGAGAGCCTTCAACGCCAATGAATGCTTGGAGGTTGCCCCCGGATCGTGTAGTTTGCCTGAACAGTGGCCGGACTCCACCCTCAACAAGGTGTCGAGACCACCCATAAGAGGAGGCCACCACCGATGCCCAGCCTCCCACCCCGACCGTGTGTTGTCTGCGGACGGCTCGCCACCGGAGGCCGCTGCCGCAGCCACCCGTACCGTAAACCGTCCCCCCGCGACCACCCAGACGAACGACAGAGACGGGCGATCCTCAACGACTGGCGTACCCGCGTCGGCAACATCTGTGCCGGCATCCCAGACCGGGACCACCCCCCACACCCCACCCCAGACCTCACAGTCCACCACCTCAACCCCCGAGCCCACGGCGGAACCCTCCAAGACGGCTGGACAGTCATCTGCCGCAGCCTCAACGCCCAACTCGGCACCGGACACACCCCAGGGGGACACCCCAGGGGGATAGCCCCCTCCAAATCAGAAACCGCCGAACCACCCGACGACCCCGCTCTACCCTTTCGCGTGGCGCCGGACGTTTGATCGAATGAGCGGAGGTGCCTGATGGCCAAGCCTGGACCTGCCCGTCGGCCCAACCTTCAGGTCGTCCGCGAGGGGAACCCGGGGAAGCGTTCGAAGCAGGATCTCGAGGGCGGGTTGCGGCTGACGCCGGAGGCGCCCGGCGAGCCGGACTGGCGTGCCTGGTTTCCGGTCACGAACGGCACCCATGCGGACGCGAACGGGCGGATGCGGGGGTGGGCTCGTGATGAGTGGCGGCGTGTGGTGCCGGTGTTGGACTCCCAGGGGATTCTCGCTTCGGTTGATAGGACGGTGCTCGTCGACTATTGCCTGATGTGGTCGCAGCTGCAGGAGACGGTCCGGGATCTGTCGACCCAGGGGATCTGGCAGTGGGGCGAGCGGGGAGCGATGAAGAACCCGTCGTCGACGGTGGCGAATCAGCTCCGCACCCAGCTCAAGTTCTATGTCGGTCAGCTGGGACTGTCACCGGTGGCGCGGGATGCGATGAACGCAGCCGGCGGGCCCGATGGCGACTCGCCGTTCGACTGAGCTTCCGGTCCCCCGCAAGGCGCTCGACCGTTGGCTCACGAAAGAACAGCTCGAGGAGGCGGTCGCTGCCCGGCCGGCCGTGTGGACTCCGACCGTCCGCAAGGTGGAGGGCGCATGGTTCGACCCGGACGCTGTTGACCGGGTACTGAAGGCGCTGTCAAATCTGAAGCATACGAAGGGCCGGTGGGCGCGGACCCCGTTCGTACCGGACCCATGGCAGATCCTCTGGGTGATCGCCCCGATCTTCGGATGGAAGCATCCACCGACCGTCGAGTTCCCGCAGGGGCTGCGGGTCATCCGCACCGCCTGGATCGAGGTGCCCCGCAAGAACGGCAAGTCGACGATGTCGTCCGGTCTGGGACTGGTGCTGCTGTCAGCGGATTCCGAGCCGGGCGCCGAAGTGTATGCGGCTGCCACCACGAAACCGCAGGCGGGGATCGTCTTCGGGGAAGCGTTGAAGATGGCGATGGCGTCGCCGGCGCTGCGCGATCGGATCGATCCGCTCCGCGAAGTCATCCGGTATCCGTCGACAGGCAGCATCTTCCGTGTCCTCTCGAAGGTTGCGGAAGCCGCCCACGGGCTGAACCCTTCGGGTGCGGTCATCGACGAGATCCACGTGCACAAGTCCCGGGGTCTGGTCGACGCCATCGAAACCGGCACAGGCTCCCGGGCGCAGCCGCTGGTCATCTTCATCACCACATCCGACGACGGTGACGACACGACGATCTACGGGGAGAAGCACAACTACACCCGGAAGCTGGCGGACGGATCCGTGACCGACGCCACCCACTATGGGGTGATCTGGGCGGCGTCGAAAGACGACGACCCGTTCGTTGAGGCCACCTGGAAGAAGGCGAACCCCGGATACGGGAAGACCGTGTCGGTCGAGTATCTCCGCAAGGAGGCGAACAAGGCGCGGGAAACCCCCTCCTACTTCCCGACGTTCTGCCGGTTGCATCTGAACCTGCGGATGCGGATCGAAGGGAAATGGTTCACTCCCCGCCAGTGGGACAAGGGTCTCGGCATGGTCGACGAGGCCGAGTTGAAAGGGCGGGACTGTTACGCCGGTATCGACCTGTCGAACGTGTCGGACTTCGCTGTGTGGCTGCTTCTGTTCCCACCGGTCGAGGGGGACCCGGACGGCGGCCGGTGGAAGGTGCTACCGAGGATCTTCGTTCCGGCCGAGGCGGTCGACCGGCGGGCACCGATCCGCAACCAGCTGATCGCCTGGGAACGGGCCGGGCGGCTGACCATCACCGAAGGCGACATGACCCACTATGACGCCATCGAAACCCAAGCGGAGAAGGACGCCTCGACGTTCAACGTGATCGAAGCCGCCTACGACCCGTGGAACTCGACGCAGCTGATCTCCCATCTGATGGAAAAGGGCATGACCGTCTGGCCGCTGTCCCAGTCGATCGCCAAGCTCAACTCGCCGACCAAAGAGCTCGAGCGGATGGTCGGCGCCGGCGACCTCAACCATGGCGGGCATCCGGTGCTCCGATGGATGGCACTCAACGCTGTCCTCCGCTCGGATGCCAACGGGAACATCGCAGCCGACAAGAAGAAGTCGGCGGACAAGATCGACGGTATCTCCGCCCTCGTCAACGCCGTCGCTGCCGCCACCCGCGAACGAGACCAGATCGTGACCATCGACGGTGACCTCGCCGTCTAGAAAGGACCCCCGCCCCATGACCGCTGTCGCTCACCTCGTCGACTACGTCGAACAGAAAACCGCCACCGTCGAACCACGCCGGGTTCTTATCGGAGCGGTCACCATCCCGTTCTGGCTGGCCGGAGCGGCCGTCGGGTTTGTTGTCCGGGCGTTGTTCGTCGCCGGCGTGTGGGCGTGGGCCGGCCTCACACTCGGATACCAGACCGGCCGAGGCGCCCGCCACTGATGCTCGGACGTCACTGGAGGGGCCTGCGACGCTGGCTACACGACCGGTACGGAACCCACACCCCAGTGTTCGACGCCAAATACGGCCGGTGCTGCGACCGGTGCTTCCTCCCGCTCCGATGGGACGCCACCACCGGCTCGTACATTCTGCGAACCCCGTTCGAGATGCATCCGCCGGTCAACAGGAAAAGGATCAGCGTATGACGATCCTCGACCAGATCATCAACCGGGCCCAGATCCTCGGCAAAGGCCCCGGCTATCCGGTCCCGAACCACCTGGCCGACTGGGAATCCGAACATGGCCACCGCGACGAGTTCGGACCGGTCGAATACGGCAACTATCTGGCCACCTCCAACGAGATCTACTCGGTGGCGAACTTCCGGGCCCGCCAGTTCGGGTCGCTGCCACTCCTCGGATACGACCGGCGCGGATCCGAAAAGACCGAGATCACCGCCGGCGCCGAGATCGACCTGCTGCACAAGGTCAACGAGCATTGGACGTTCGCCCGGCTCATGCGACAGACGGAACTGTCGATGGGCGTGTGGGGTGAATGCCCGTGGGCGGTCAACCGTGACAAGAACGGCACCCCCCGCGAGATCTGGTGGCTGAAATCACCCCAGCTGCATCCGGTACCGGACCGGGACCGGTGGCTGGCCGGGTTCATCTACGAGTCCGCCACCGGGGAACGGGTCCCGTTCCGGCCCGACGAGATCGTCTGGTTCCGCTATCCGAACCCGATCGACCAGTACGCCGGACTGTCACCGCTCGGCGCCGCCCGACTCGCCGCCGACGTCGCCTCGTCGTCGATGCAGTCCAACAAGAAACTGTTCTCCCAGGGGATGCAGCTGGGCGGGGTCATCGCACCCGCCAAAGACAAAGTCCAGTTCTCCTCCGAACAGGTAGACGACCTCGAGCGGCTCCTCGTCCGACGGTTCACCGGATCGGACAAGGCGCACCGGTGGGCGATCCTCAGGTTCGAAGCGGCCATCCAGTCGATGGGTGTCACCCCCAAGGACGCCGAGTTCTCAGCCGGCCTGTCCCTCACGTTCCGGCAGGTATGCCGGGCGTACGGGGTGCCGCCGCCGCTCGTCTTCGACCATCAGGATCCGACCCTCGCCAACGTCCGCGAGTATCAGCGGATCTTCTGGGAGCACACCGGCGTCCCCGAAGGGAACTTCTACGCCTCCGACCTCGAAGAACAGCTGCTGCCCATGTTCGGTGGCCGCCGCAAAGTGAACCATCTGGCCTGGGACTTCACCACCATCCCCGCCCTGCAGGAGGCTGCCACCGCCGTGTGGACGCGGGAACGTCAACAGATCGACGGTGGCAGCCTCCTGATCAACGAATGGCGCAAGTCGAAGGGCATGCCGTCCGTCCCGTGGGGCGACGTCTGGTGGGCGCCCGTTAACAAGGCACCGGTCGACGGCCCGGACGGGCCCGTCGCCGCCAACCAGGCCACCAACGGTGCCGACAACAGTGAGGCGGCCCGGGACATGAACCAGGCGGACCTGATCGCCCGCCTCGTCACCGCCGAACTGGCCGACGCAGGCCACGGAGGGTCAAGCAATGGGCATCACTGATCCACGTCAGACCCGAAGAGAGATGGGAGTGACACTATGAGCTGGCCTCTTGAAACCGACCGTGCCGAACCATCCCACAGCACGCATCTGGCGGGTGCCGTCGTCGACCGTTACGTCTGGGAGAACCACGAAGCCGACCACAACTCGCTTCATGCCCTCGCCAACGTCCTCAACGGGGGGGCGGTCGCAGCCGCCTTCACCATCGGCGACGAAACCGCCGACACGATCAACGTGGCCATCCAACTCAACGACGCGGCAGGTGACCCGCTGAGCGCACCGGCCGTGGTCGTAGCGTTCCTTTCAGCCGACTCGGCCGGCCTCGGCATCGAAGGGTCAGCCCCCACCGACGTGACCATCGGAACCGACGGGGCGATCATCGCCGAACTCGTCACCGACACCTGCTGGATCCTCCAGTCCGAAGCTGACGGCGACATCGACCTCGACATCGACCTGACCGACCCGGGCGTCGACACCTACTACCTCGTTGTCGTTCTGGCGGGCGGCTCGATCGCAGTGTCCGACGCGATCACATTCGCCGACCAGTCGTGACGGAAGGAGCTCCGATGAAGTACGAACGGGTCATCCAGTATGTGCTCGAAAACCCGTGGGCGATCCGTCCGGCCGCGCTCGGTGCGATCCTCGACATTCTCGCCGACCGGGCCCACGGCGAACCGTTCTCCGATCGGGAAATGGCCGAACAGTTCAAGGCCGCGGAGGCTGCCCGTAGGGCGCCCCGCCAGTCCGGCGCGGTAGCCATCATCCCCATCTGGGGGTCGATCTTCCCCAGGGCCAACCTGTTCACAGAAATGTCCGGGGGCACGTCGCTGCAACGGTTCGGATCAGCCCTCGCCGAAGCGGACCGGGACAGCCAGGTCGGGTCGATCGTCCTCGACGTGTCGTCACCGGGCGGTCTCGTCGATCTCGTACCGGAAACCGCCGAGCAGATCCGCAACACGACCAAACCGGTCACCGCGGTGGCGAACACGGAGGCAGCGTCCGCCGCCTACTGGCTGGCAGCCCAAGCCGACGAGCTGGTCGTCACCCCGTCAGGCCAGGTCGGATCGATCGGAGTGTGGTCCGCCCACGAAGACTGGTCCCGGTTCGACGACAAGCTCGGCGTCACCACCACTCTCATCTCGGCCGGCCGGTTCAAGACGGAAGGCAACCCGTTCGAACCGCTCGGCGACGAAGCCCGCGCCGCGTTCCAGAAGATGATCGACACCTACTACGACATGTTCGTCACCGATGTCGCCCGCGGCCGACGCACCTCCGTCGCCTCCGTCCGCGCCGGGTTCGGGGAGGGTCGGATGGTCACCGCTGAGAACGCTGTCACCGAAGGGATGGCCGACCGGGTCGCCACCCTCAACCAGGTGATCTCCGAACTCGCCGGTGCAAGCCAATCGAGGCCCCTCACCGCGGCCGCCGTTCCCGCTGTCGAACCGGCTGCCGCCGCCCCCGAATCCGACCTCTACGAGGCGCTCCTCAAGCACCTCTGAACCAAGTGTGCCCCCGACAAGGGGCGCTGGCCGCCGTCCAGCGGCCAACCACCGATCCGACGAGAAAAGGAGTACTCCCATGTCGGATAGCAACGTGGACACGCTGGCCGCCGAAGTCGCCCAGCGCCTGTCCGCCACCATCGACGAGAAGACCGCCGGTCTCGCCTCCAAGGAGGAACTGGCGGAGGCTCGCAACGCCATCCCCTCAGCCGAGCAGATCAAGGACGCCGTCAAAGCGTTCCTCGAAGACGACGACGGCACCGAGATCATCTCGAAGCTGAAGCACGGCCGCGGAGACGACAAGCTGGCCGGGTCGAAATACCACCGGAAGGGCATGACGGTCGCCGACATCGAATTCACACACGATGTCCTCGAAGCCGCCCAACGGTCAGGACGGTCCAAGGAGGGCCCGTCCGAAGAGCTCCGGAACGCGGTCGCGGCAGTGTCCGAAACCCGGCATGTGCCAGCGACGATCGCCCGGGCAGACGACGAACGACATGTTGAAGAGATGCGCTCCAAGGGCATCCTCGACGAGGCCGGCTACCGGCGGGCCATGTCGTCGATCGGTCAGGTGTACGGGGCGATGGACACCGCCGAAACCGGGTTCGGTCTCGAACTGGTCGGAGCCCAGTACATTTCGGAGTTGTGGCGGGGCGCCCAGGCCCGTGCCAGGGTGTTCTCCCTGATCCGCCAGTTCGACATGACCGATGCGACCGCGTACCTGCCGGTCGAGGCGGGCGTCCCTGAGATGCTGTTCGTCGGGGAATCCACTGCGAACAACAGTTCGAACTACGACACGGTGAAGACCGGGTCGGAGCGGGTGCAGGTCGACGCCAAGAAGTTCGTCATCCACCAGATGTTCTCCGGTGAGATGGAAGAGGACTCGATCATCCCGTACGTGCCGTTCCTCCAAGCCCAGGCGGCCCGGTCGGTGGCGTTACATTCGGACAGTCTCGTGCTGAACGGTGACACCACCAACGCCGGCACCGGGAACATCAACCTGGACGACGCCGACCCGGCCGACACCAAGCACTATTTGGCGTTCGACGGGATCCGTCATGCGGCGCTGGTCGACAACACCGGCAACGGCGACGACGTGGCCGGTCCGATCACCTACCGGAAGCTGCTCGACCTGCGGGGACTGCTGTTGGACACCACCTACGACCACGACTGGGGTCACCCGGACGAGGCCGAGGATCTCGTGTACGTCTCCGACCCGGAAACCGGCGACCGGATCGCCCTCCTCGACGAGGTGATCACCGTCGACAAGATGGGCGACAGGGCAACAGTCCTCACCGGCCAGCAGGGCCGGATCGGAATGCACCCGCTGATCAGCTCGATCCGCCTGTCCAAGACGGAAGCCGACGGGAAGGTGTCGACGACCGGGTCGAACAACACGCTCGGCCAGGTGGTGGCGTTCAACCGGACCGGATTCGTGACCGGTGTCCGCCGGCGTCTCCGCTTCGAAGTGGAACGGCTGACCGGCACAGATCAGACCCGTCTGGTCTGGTCGCTGCGACTCGGGTTCGGCCGGTACTCACCGACCGGCGCCGCCTCCGGCATCGAAGCGGCCGCCGTCGCCTACAACGTCGCCTTATAAAGCGATCTGATCGCAGTCCATCCCGCGCGGTATCGCGCGGGATGGACTGCGTATCAACCGAAAGGAGAACTCATCATGCGTGAAGTAATCGGCATCAACTCGCAGACGTCATCGTCCCGCTTCCCCCAGAAGCCGCTCGAGACGCTCACCGGTGCCCGCACGATCACTGTCGACGAGATCGACCAGTACCAGGGGTTCGCGTTCGACCCGGGCGGGTCGGCCCGAACAGTCACCCTCCCCGCCGAAGCCGCATCCAAGGGTGCGTTCGTGACGATCTCGAACGAAGCGGACGCAGCGGAGATCATCACCATCGAAAACGATGGCACCGACACGATCGTCACACCCACCCAGAACGAAGCCGCCATCCTCTGGTGCGACGGCACCAGCTGGTACGGGATGGTGGGAGCCTCTTCGTGAGAACGACGCTCCACGAGCGTCTTCACCGGAAGTTCCGACTCGATGGTGGCGGCTGCTGGGAGTGGCAAGCCGCGCTGGACTCCAAAGGCTACGGCGTGATCAAGGCCCCAGGAGGTCGCAAGCTATTGCGCGCCCATAGGGTCCTGTACGAACTTGTCCGCGCCCCCATACCGGCAGGGCTGACCATCGATCACCTGTGCGGGAACCGTTCCTGCGTGAACCCATTTCACATGGAGCCGGTGACACAAGGCGAGAACTCCCGTCGCGGTGGCGGGATGTATGTGGCGGCGGCGAAAGCTCGCGCTGCGACGCACTGCCAACGAGGTCATGCCTTCGACACGGCGAACACGCGTTGGCGGCCAGACGGGCGCCGTCAGTGCAGAGCCTGTACGGCAGCACGTACGGCAGCACGACGCAACCGCACGACGACCTAAGGAGGAGACAAGAATCATGCCCCAGTACTACACGGTCGGGTGGGACTACCGGTCCAGTCTCGGTGTTCTCACCGCCGGCTCCGTCGTCGAACTCGAAGACGACTTCGCGGCGCTCGTGAACCGGGACTCGCCGGGAATCCTCGACCCGGTCAACGACGAGAAGAAGGCGACAGTCGAAGCCGCCAAGCAGGCGCTCGCCGACGCCACCACCAGCCCCCCAGCAGACGACAGCGACGACCTGGACGGGCTCAACAAGAAGCAGCTGCTCGCCCTCGCCGCCGAACGTGGCGTCGACGTGGACAAGAAAGCGAAGGTGGCGGTCATCAGGGCGGCACTTAGAGACGCCCAGCCGGCCCCCGCCGCCGACGCCCCTCCAGCAGACGACGACGAGGAGGAGTGACCGATGGCGTCGACCCTCACCCACGTCACCGCCACCGACGACATCACCACCGAATCGGCCATCCTCAAATCGTTGGCCGTCACCGGCTCCGGCGCCGCCGGGGTGGCAGTAGTCCGACGTGGCGGATCAGGCGGGACGATCGTCGCAACGCTCAGAGCACCGACAGGCGACACCGTCACGTGGACTGCCGCCGACCCGGACGGGGCGCTCTGCGCCGACGGCATACACGTCACCGTCACCACCGCCGAAGTCACCGTCGAACACGAATAACCGGCAACGGGGACCCAACCCAAGAGAAGGGAGCATCCTCATGACGGTACGACCCCTACGCGTCCGCGCATCGATCACAGTAGGCGATCGCCACATCAGAGCCGGGACTCTGATCCGTTCCGACGATCCGATCGTCGAAGGACGAGAACATCTCTTATCGGACGTGATGGACGACCTTGGCATCAGTTCTGCCAAGAAGCCGGCGGCCAAGAAGCAAGCCGAGAAGGGTGACTGATGGCCCAGCGAACCGTGACGGTCACCGTGCTAGGTCGCATACCGCTCTCGACGAAAGCCCGGGTTCGCATGGCTGCCACCTGCTGCCGGCTGGGGGCGGTCCGTCTGGCGTACAAGACGGTGTCGCGGCTCGCCTATGACGTCAAGGTCGGGAACGGCCGCTGGCAGCGTCATCACCTCATCTCGGAGGTCCATGAGGGCGACGCCAAGGACGCCAAGTAGATGGCCATCAATCAGGGATACGCCACTCTCGCCAGTCTGAAAGATTTCGTGGAGGTCTCCGGCACCGCCCACGACGACGATCTGGAAAGGGCTGTCGAATCGGCCTCCCGGAAAATCGACAAGTACGCCGGGCGGATCTTCTACGACACCGGCTCGGCGACCGCCAAGACGTTCCGGGCCGACGACCCATACGAGTTGGACGTCCCCGACTTTCACACCACCACCGGGCTGGTGGTGAAAACAGACACGACCGCCGACGGCACCTACGACACCACCTGGGCGTCCGACGACTATCAGACCGAACCGCTCGACCCGCCGCCAGGATGGCCCTGGTGGTGGATCACCGCCATCGACGACGAAACCTTCCCAACCGGAGGACGCCGGGCGAGAGCCCAGATCACCGCCCAATGGGGGTGGGCGGCAGTCCCGGTCGACGTCACACAGGTGTGTCTGGAGCTGGCCGCCGAATCGTGGAAGCGGAAAGACGCCCCGTTTGGTGTCGCCGGATTCGGCCCTGATGGCGCAGTCCGGATCTCGTCGTCAGAGCTGCGGGTCCTCGAACGAATCCACGACTTTCAGCGTGTCATTCTCGGAGCTGTCTGATGGCCGGGAACACGGCCGGCGCGTTTATCACCGCGCTACGCGACCAGCTGGCCACCCGGGTTGCCGCAGACGCCGACTTCGCCGATGTGGGCGTCTACATCGTCGGCGAAGGGGTCAGCGCGCTCGACGAAGCGATCTTCCTTGTCCGACCGGACGACCCCATCCGTTTCACTCAGGAGCATGCGGCGTTCGGCTCTGGCCGCCGCAACGACGACTTCATCGTACCGGGGCGGCTGCAAGTGAAGTCCTCCGGTAAGGCGTCTGAGTCCTCAGCGACGTTCGCCGCGGCCATGACCCGCGCCCAGGATCTCCTTGACCATGTGATCGAGGAGATCCGTGACGACCCGCCCGCCGTCGGCAGTCAAACCCTCCGGTCGATTGTGGCCGAAGGGAACCACACCCCATATCGGACTGAGGATGGGTGGGCTGTGGTCACCGACTTCAACATCGACGTTTCCGTTCGAGTCCCCTAACCCCCGGAGGATCCAATGGGTTCCGTAAACCATCAGCTGATGTACGCCGAAGAGACCGTGGCTGTCGGCACGCCGGTGACGGTCACCGAGTCCGTCGAGTTCGTGTCCGAAAACCTGCGGCTCGGCATCAACTATCAGGACAGCCGGGGAATCGCCGCCGGCCGCCGGTACGGCGGTACCGGCCGTCGGGAAACGTCCCGTGGGGCGGGCGGCACCATCACATCCGAAGTCCCCTACATTGGATACGAGAAGTTCTACGAGATGCTCCTCGGCACCGTGGTGACCTCCCAGCCGGACGATGTTGGCGCCCCCACCGTGTTCCTCCACAAGTTCAGCCCCGGGTCGCTCTCCGGCCTGTCGATGACCATCCAGAAAGGCATCGAGGATTCGGGTGGGACGGTCCGCCCGTTCACCTACAACGGATGCAAGGTCGTCTCCGCCGACTTCAAGATCGGCGCCGACGAACTGCTCATGGTGGACTGGGGGATCGACGCGTGGAACGAAACCACCGGCACCGCCCTCGCCACCTACACCGCCCCCGACCCGACCATCTTCGCCTACTCGGAGGGCGGCGTGTACAAGGATGACGTGCTGCTGGCGTCGGTCCGGTCGGTCCCGTCGCTGAAGATCGCCAACAACCTGCGCACCGAACGCCGGTTCCTGGGCGGATCGGGCATCAAAGCTGAGCAGATCAACCGTCCGCTCGACTCGATCACCGCCGCCCTCGACGTCGAATTCCAGAACCTGACGGACTTCCACACGCCGTTCACCGCCGACACTGATCTGAAGTTGGAGCTCGAGTTCATCGGGCCGGTCATCGAAGACGTACAGACGTACATCTTCCGGATCACCGTCAACAACTTCCATTTCACCGGTGACACGCCGACCGTGTCGGACACCGAACTGGTGTATGTGAACGTGCCCGGCATCGGCCTGGACCATGCGTCGTTGGATGCGGTGACGATCGAACTGCAGAACACGACCACCTCAGTGTGACCGTCCGAGTCGAGGGGCTCCGGGAACTCAACCGGGCGTTGCGGGCGGTCCCGAAAGAGTACCGGGCCGAACAGAAGGCCATCCATCGGAAGGCGGCTGAGCCGGTCGCCCGGTCCGCCCGTCCGAACGCGCCGGTCCTGACTCGTCAACTGGCCGACTCGATCCGGGCGTTGGGTAGCCAGCGGGCAGGGACAGTCGCTGCCGGTGGCGCCCGCATCCGGTACGCCCGTCCGATCCATTGGGGGTGGCCCGCCCGGAACATCGCACCGCAAACGTTCCTCACCGACGCGCTCGCCGCCAAGGAGGAGACGGTGGTGGACATCTATTTCAGAGAGACCGACCGGCTTATCGACCGGGTGTGGAACAGGGAGATCAGATGAAAGTAAAGGTCGAGATCGACGGCAACACCGAAGAGGTGGACATCTCATTCGACAACCTCACCCTCCGCGAGTCCGTCGCCGTGCAGAAGGAAATCGGGAACGCCGAATGGGACGAGTTCGTCAACGAGCAGGTGGCCCGGCCGACGACGATCCTGGCGGTGATCGCAGCGAAAGTCCGCAGCCGCTACCCAGACGTTGACATCGACCAGGTGGACGTCGACTTCATCACCGAAGAAGCCAGTGACGCTGAGACGGGGCTGGACCCTACCGAGACCGGCTAGCCAGATGGCTGCCGGTCTTTTCGCGTGTCTACCGGATGCAACCGTCCGAGTTCTGGACGCTCACCGGCGCTGACTTTGCCCGGTACCTCGAAGACCTGAAGGAGTACCCCGATGGCGCGACGTAGCTCAATCGTGCGCGTCTCCGTCATCGGGGACGCCACTCAACTCAGCCAGGCGTTCCAGTCCGCCACCAGGGACACCCAGGCTCTCGGCGAGAAACTTCAGAAGACCGGGAAGGACTTCACCCGGAACCTGACCCTTCCGATTGTCGCCGGGTTCACGCTGGCCGGCCGGGCCGCCGCCGAGTTCGACACGTCGATGACAAAGATCGTCACCCTCGTCGGTGTCGCCTCCGAACAGGTCAACGCATGGCGAAGCGAGGTGGCCGGGCTGGCCGCGGAGACCGCCCAGTCCGCCTCCGGGCTCGCCGAGGCGCTGTTCCAGGTCACCTCTGCCGGTTTCCGGGGTCAGGCAGCGATGGACGTCCTCGAAGCGTCCGCCAAAGCGGCGGCTTTCGGTCTCGGTGAGACGGTCACCGTCGCGGACGCGGTCACATCAGCGGTCAACGCATACGGTGCTGAGAACCTGACTGCCGCCCGCGCTACTGACATTCTCACCGCCGCCGTCCGCGAAGGAAAGCTCGAAGCGGCGTCACTGGCCCCGGTCATCGGCAAGCTCCTCCCCACCGCCTCGGCGATGGGGATCGGGTTCGAGCAGGTGGCGGGCGCGTTGGCGGTCATGTCCCGGACCGGTCTCGACGCATCAGAAGCGTCCACGTCGCTCGGCGCGATCTTGACGTCGTTGCTCAAGCCGGGGGCCGAAGCGTCCCGCGTCCTGTCAGACGCCGGTCTGTCGATGAGCGACCTGCGGGAGATCGCAGCCCAGCCGGGCGGTCTCATCGACGTGATGCGGCTCCTCGACGGTGCGCTCGGCGACAACGAAGAAGCCCTCGTCAAAGTGATCCCTAACGTCCGGGCGTTCCGGGGTGTGATGAACGTCCTCGCCCAGGACGCCTCCATCGTCGACTCGGTTATGGGCGGGGTCGCCGACTCGGTCGGGCTCGTCGACAAAGCATGGGAACAGTTGAACGAGTCGCCCGCCTTCCGGCTGAAGCAGGCGGTCAACGAACTCAAGGTGGCGGGCACCGACCTCGGCGCCGAGGTTCTCCCCGCCCTCGCCGATGTAGCCCAGGCGGTCGCGGGGGTAGCGAGGGCGTTCCGGGAAATGTCCCCCGCCCATAAGCAGGAGATCATCAACTTCGGGCTGCTGCTCGCCGCGGTCGGTCCGGTACTCGTCATTCTGGGGAAGTTGGCTACCGCGTGGAACGCCATCAAGGTCGCCGCCGCCGGTGCCGGGGCTGCTCAGGCGGCCGCCGGGATCGCCGGGGCAGGGGCTGGGGCAGCAGGCGCGGTCGGTGGTGTCGGAGCGGCAGCCGGTGGGGCGGTCGCCGGTCTGACCGCACGCCAGGCCGCACAATCCCAGTCGATCGCTGCGCTCCGGGCGTCCGCCACCACCGCGGGAGCCTCCGCCGCCGCTTTCGCTGCCGCCGTCGCCCCCATCGTCGCTACCACCGCAGGGCTGCTCGCCGCCGAAGCCGCCTCCAACAAGCTCGGCAGCGCCCTCTCACAGAAACTGAATCCCGGCATGGGCGAACTCAACATCCAAGTCGAGGATGTGCTGTCGCCCGGCCGGTGGCCGCGGCTCATCGACACGATCCGGGACTCGATCGACGCCACCGAAGACGCGACCAGCACGTACGGCCGGTACCGCAACGCTCAAGAACAGTCCATTTTCATGACGACGCTCCAAGCTCAGGAGCAGGAAGAGCTCAACCGGGTGTTCTCCCGGTTCGCCCCGCCCGGCGTGGTCCCCGCACCGGACACCACAGAGTTCAACCGGCGTCTCGCGTTCGCTTCGGAGACCATCCGGAACTTTGCGCGGGAACAGCTTGCCCTCACCGACCCGGTGCTGGCCCGGGCGTTGGCAGAGCAGCGCGCCTCCCAAGCACAGGATCGGCTGGTCGAAGTGTCGAAGGACAAGACGGCAACCGACCGGGACCGGGAGGCGGCGGCTATCGATGTGCTCGTCGCCGAAGCCGAACTGGACGCCGTGTCGAAGGACCTGGCCGACACGATCTCCGGTCCGACCGTCGACGCTCTCAACGCGATGATCGAACGGTCCGGCCTGCAACATGAGCTGTTCCGGTTCCTCATCGACGACGTCCGCGAATACGACTCTGCGCTCCGCACGCTCGGCGTGTTCGTCACCAGCGAAGGCCGGGTGCTGCCAATCCGTGACCTGGAACGGGAGCTGATCCGCATCGGACAGGAGGTCATCGACTGATGGCAACCTTCACTTTCGGACGGATCGGCGCGGCAGGCGACACCACCCACGTCACCCTCGAGTTCATCAAAGCGTGGCGCATCTCCGCTGACGGCCGCCGCATCCGGCATCGCATCCGTGGTGAGGCGGTGAGCGCCACCAAAGCCGACATTGAGGCGCTCACCAACGAGATGACCCAGATGATCGGCCAGGCGGTCGCGCTCACCTTCTCCGAGTACGCCGGCGGCGACCGGTTTTACACCCTGTCCGACGTCGACATCGACATTTCGGACGAGTCGTTCGCGGATGCCGCAGCCAACAACATCCCGTTCGATCTGACAGTCGAGGAGACCGGATCGACGGGGGCGGTCAAGTTCGAGTCGGCCATCCAAGGATTACTGATCGACAACGATTACGGGCTGATCGAATCCGAAGTCGACTTCACGTGGGCGCCTCCAGCCGGGGCACACGCCATCTCCGACGCCGGGACCCCGACAGCGTTCGACCGGGCGACAGTCGACGGGACCATCCGGGTGTTCAAGGACGTCGACAAGACGCTCGCCCCCACCTGGTCGGTTGCCCCCGCCGACTATTACAAGGCTGCCACCAAGATCACGCTCGGCGGTAAGACCCGGACCGGGCTGGACGCCCCCGAAGACCTCACCTCATGGAAGATCTCGACCGGGATCGTCGACCTGTTCGCCGACGGGGTGAACGACGGGGTCCTCAACCTGCAACATTCGGTCGATCAAACCCCGTACGGATTCAAGATCAAGTTCGCGTCGACAACGGCGATCCCCGCCTGGAACTATCCGTCGATTGTTTACAATACGCCCGAGGTGTCCATCTTCAGTATCACCCGCGACGCCGACGAAGCCGACCCCACCTCGTTTCTGCACTACCTGGAGATCATCGCCCGACGGGGCATGCCGTTCTTCATCCTCCGGTTCGCATGGACTGGCAACGCCGTCACATGGTCAGTGGACCGGGAGACCACCGACGCGGCCACCGCGATCACACCGGCCGGGGCGTCAGGGAACATGGCCGTCGAAGACTCAGCCAACGACGCCGACGGGAACCGCTGGTTTCTCGGCGGATGGGAACATTCCGCGGTCGACACCACCAACGGCGGTTTGGACTGGCCGGCCACCAAAGAAATCGCGTTCGTGCTCGGCATCGAAGACGGCGGGTCGGCGGCGGCCGCAAACGACGACACGGGGGCGGTCATGTTGCAGGCGTCGGCGTGGCTGTGGGAGATCACAAGGTCGATGAGACGATGAGAACCATCATCGACCTGCCCGACAGTTCTCAGGAGAAGATCGAAGCTCACATCGAGAAGTTCCGGGTCCGGCATTTCGAAAGGGGCGGCACCGACGAGGGCATCTGGATCCGGTCCGGGAAGTGGAAAGGTCGGGGGATCCGGAACGGGACCCGGCTGTGTGGGGTGGAGGTGAGGAAACCTGATGCCGCTCCATGAGCGGGTCGAAGATCCGGGCCGGTTCACTGTTCCCCTCCGACTGGACCTGACCCCGGAAGCGGTACTCGCCAAGATCGTCCGGCGGGGCCACATCGTGGTCATGCCCGGACAGCTTCTCTCACCTTCCAAGCATTCCGACGCTGACATTCTCGGCAACGCCCGATACACGGGGATCGTCCTCGAGAAGGAACGGCTGACGGAACGGAACACATACAACATTCGGGGTCCCGGCCTGGTCCGCTGGCTGGCAGACGCGGTACTCGCCCAGAACACGACGTATACGACGGCTACCACTGTCGACGAGATCCTCGCCCCGATCGCCAGCGGCGGGATTCTCCCGCCTGCCATCCCACCAGGGACGATCACCACGACAGGGGTGGCGGCGTGGCCGGGCGGGAACTTCGAAGAAGCGGACACGTCACTCGACGCGTTGCGTACCGTCACCGAAGCCCTCAACCTGGCGTGGAGGGTGGACCCGGACGGCATGCTGGATGCGTGTCTCGCGACCCGTGACGAGGTGAACAAGACGACCCTCGCTGCGATCACCCATGTGCTCACCCCGGAAGGCTGGGGCGATGATCCCCTGTTGAAAGGGGTGGAGGCGGTCCGGTTCACGTCCCGGCTCAACGCCTGGAATCATGCGACGAGGGTGATCCTGGTCGGTGTGAACTTCGACGGGTCCCGCCAGATCATCGCCTTCAAAGACCGTGCCACGATCGCAGAGAAGGACCTGCACGGGAATCAGGCGGTCATCAACGTCGAAGTGTCCCAGCCTCCAACCGACCAGTCGATCGACGTGGACACCTACTTCGATTCGATGCTCGACCAGTACGACGCCGAAATCGAGATCGAGTTCGAAGCGTTGCAGTGGGAACTGTCGAACGGGATCATCCGGGTGGGGGATCATCTTGGCGTGTACGCCCCGCCGTCGGTGGTGGACGAGGCGAACAAGCGGTGGCATCGGGGCCGGTACATGGGGCTGGTGCTGCTCCAGTTGACCGAGTATGTGACGAAGCTTCGTCGTGGGATGGATGTCCTGTACCGGGATTCCGACGCTGTCTACACCCGGTTGACCCCGTATGTGGCTTGGGAGGTCTGATGCCAGAACCGGGCATGTATGGGCGTCTCGGGCTGACGCCCCGCAGGGTGAAGTCGAACCGGACGGTCCGCCCACCCACCGAGTCTGCTGGCGCTCCGACCGCGGCGGACGGATGCACGAGCTACAAGTCTGACACTGGCACAACCCATGATTGGACGATCCCGGCCGGTGCGTTGCCGGGTGCGATGGTGGTGGCATTCGTCAACATCCGTGATGGCACCGTCGCCACACTGCCGACAGGATGGACCCAGCTCGGAACCTCAGCCAACGCCGACTCGAATGCCTACGTGTACGCCCGGAAGCTGGACGGTTCCGAGGACTATACGGACACGTTCACAACGACGAGCGCCGGGGCGTTCAAAGTGTCCGCCCAGTGGGTGTACGTGCAGAACTATGCGGGCGTGGTTGCCGATGTTGATTTTGCTGGTTCGACGGCATCAACCACTAATCCGCCTGCGGTTACCGCGTCGGTCCCAGGCGATCATTGGGTGTTCACGGCGATACTCGGGAACAAGGGTTTACCGGTTGGTGGCACGGAGACCGCGCCGGATAATGTTCCGTCCGGGTACACGTTCCAGTGTTACAACGGTTTCACAGCGTCGGCGTCGGGTAACCCTCGGGTGTATTCGGCCAGACGGCTGGTCACGATCGCGACTACGGAAGATCCGGGCGCGTTCAACTATGACGATGGCGGGGCGGGCGGCCGGTTCTTCTGGCTGGTCACGTTGGCTGTCCCGGCAGGCGCATTCGACCCTGAGGTCGCCAAGTTTGACCATGACCACGACCACGGCGGTCTGTCCGGGCTGGCAGACGACGACCACACCCAGTACACGCTGGTTGACGGGTCTCGGGCGTTCACTGGCACCGTGTCGGGTGTCACCCCGACGATCGACGCTCATCTGGCGACGAAAGGCTACGCCGATTCGGTGGGCGGGGCGGGCGGTACCCCCGACTATGCGTATGACGACACGGACAATGCGGACGCCACCGACATCCGTTGGACGGGCAGTGTCTCGGCGGGGATGACCACCGTCACCGTCACAGGTTCTCAGACGCTCACCGAAAAAACCGGGGTGCTGTCCGTCCTGTTCTCCGGGCAGTCAACCCAGGACTACAACTGTCTACTCACCGCGCACACGTTCAGTGTGGGCGATTCGTTCGCGGTGCCGATCCGATATGCGGGGAACGCCGGGATCGGCGCGGCAGGGGTGATCTTCACTGACGGCACCACGAGCGCCGCCAACGCGGTGGCCGCTCACATGCAGCAACACTCCAACGAGGGTCACACCCGGGTCTATACCCGGCATGGGACGTTGACGGCTATGGGCTCGGTCTCCACCGTCCATAATCATCGTTCGGCGCTGGTGCCCTGGTTGTGGCTGCGTCTCACCTATCAGGCGTCCAACACTTTCCGCAAAGAACTTTCCCCGGATGGGATCTCATGGCACACGACCGCGGACGAGTCGAAGACGATGACACCCACCCATGTAGGCGTCTGCTGGTCGACGGATAACAACTCGGGTGATGGGATCGCCACGTTCGGACCCATCGTCAAACTCGCCTGAAAGCCAGGAGAACCCCTGGACGTATATGGGCGGCGCGTCCACGTCTCAGGATCGGCCGCTCAACCGCCATCCACGACACCGCAGCGATACCGAACGTAAGCGGGACCATGGTCAGGGTCGGAAGATCCGACCGCATGATCGGGTAATGCCACAGGTAGAGCCCGTACGAGATCGTCCCGATCCACCGCAGCACCGAAAACTCCAACAGAGGGACGCTTCCGGTGGCCCCGTTCACGGCGAACACGCTAAGCACAACCGCGATCGGCAGCCACGAGTTGAAGTGGGTTCGATCAACCCCTGACAGACCCAGGATGACCAGCCCGCACACCATCGCAGGAGCAACCCATCGCCCGACGGCCCGCCGACCCGCTACCGCCAGTGTGCACCCCGCCAGCAACGCATACGCGTTCGTGTCGGTCCCGAAGTAGATGCGGTCGGTCCCGGCGCCTGACGATGCCAACACCATCCGCCATGCGAAGGCTCCAACCAGTAGCGCGGCTGTCCATCTGAGGCGTCGAGAGCCCGCCATCGCGGCCACCACGATGGGCCACAACACGTAGAAATGCTCTTCCACGGCGAGGCTCCAGGTGTGGGTGAGCGGGACCAGGTCATAGCCCCACAGACGGACCACGTTGGCCAGGTACAGGACCGTTGGCCATGATCGCTCCCACGTGTGCGCGAGCGTCCAGTCGAACAGAACCGGCAGTCCCGCGAGCATGAGGGCAAGGGCCGGGAAGAGACGTCGAGCCCGTCGGGCGTAAAACCGACGAAGGCTGACCGCCCCGGTCTGGTCCAGTTCATCAGCCAGCAGTCGAGTGATCAGAAACCCGGATAGGACGAAGAACAGGGTGACGCCGACACTCCCAGCGAACTCGAATGGGCTGTCCGGGAAATGAGAGATCAGAACCAGCAGGATCGCCACGCCTCGTAGACCATCCAACGCCGGGACTCGTTTCATCCAGTTCAAAGTACCCGATGTCGTCTAGGCCAGGAGACTCAATGCCCTCTGACACCCTGAGTACCGAGCAGCTCCTCGAAGACCTCTCCCGACGGTTCTCCCGGGTCGAACGGGCACTCCTCGGTGACGACTCCATCGGACATCTCGGCCTTCTCAAACGCACCGAAATGCTCGAAGTGCTCGGCCGGGACGCCCAAACCGCCCACGACGGCATCGACGACCGCCGCCGTGATGGTGACGCCCGGGCACATGAACGTATCGACCGGGTCGAGAAGAAGATCGACCGGCTCCTGTGGGCGTTCGCCGGGGCGGGTGTCGTCGCTGGCGGGTCTGTCGCCGGGGTCGCCCGTCTGATCGGCGGCTGACTTCCGCTCCGGGCCACTGAACCCGCCCTTCCATCTGACACACGCGCGATCGCGCGCACACGCAACCAAAGGAGACGCCCATGCGTACGCTCATCAACCGGATCCGCAACGAACCCGCCTTCGTCGGGTCCCTCATCATCATCGCCTTCGACGGGCTCGTCGTCTTCGACGTGATCGCCCTCACCGTCGAACAGTTCGGCTGGCTCAACGGTGCGATGGTCCTCGTCTTCGGAGCCGGAGTCCGCCAGTCCGTCTACTCGAAGAAGACCTACCAGACGCTCGAAGGGGAGATGGCCGACCAATGAGACTTCACTGGCTCGCCACGGTTCTCCGCAACGCCGACCAGACGGTCACCGAAACGGCCGGATGGCAGACCCGCGGTGCGGACACGATGAACCCGAGGGGGATCGTCGTACACCACACAGCCGAAGCCGCCTCCTCCCGCCCGCAGGCGATCGCCAACTTCCTTGTCGCCGGCCGCTCCGACCTCGCAGGCCCGCTCTGTCACCTTTACCTGGACCGTACCGGCCGCTGGTGGGTTATCGCCGCAGGCCGTGCCAACCATGCCGGACGGGGCGGCTGGAAGGGTCTCACAGGCAACTCGTCTGTCGTCGGCATCGAATGCGCCAACACCGGCCTTGGAGAGCTGTGGCCCTCCGATCAGCTCGATGCGCTCGAGGGCGGGCTGGTGGCTATCGCGCAGCATCTGAACGTCCCGGCCGACATGATCTGCGGTCACAAGGAGTGGGCGCCGTCACGGAAGATCGACCCGGCCGGGATCGACATGGGGCGGTTGCGTTCGTCGGTCCGCGAACGTCTCACCTCCTCGGACGGGGAAGCCCTGACTGTCTCGGAGGTTCGGAAGCTGCGGTCGCTGATCCGGTCGTGGGAGTCGGTGGCGTCGAACCCGTCGTTCCCGCAGTACCTGATCCCCTGGTATCGGAACCGGAAGACGTGAGCGAGCTGTTCGCAGTCGACTATCCGATGTCGGTTGATAATCGACTATCCGACAGGAGGTGCGGCATGTACGCCTGGCTTCCGTGGCTGATCGGCGGCACCGTGATCGTCGTGGTAGCGATCCTGGTGCTGATCCCCCGCTTGTGGGGTGGTGACGACCCGCCCGGATAGGCGCTCGTGACGCCGTGACCGGCCACTTTACAAAAACCTTCGGACGCCCCTCGGCCATGTGCCGGGGGCGTCTTTCTATTGGTCGTCTTCGTAGTTGATGGCCAGCACCACCCGGATCAACTGCTCGTCAGTCGTCCGAGTGTAGAGACGCGTCGTCTCCAAGCGCTTGTGACGGGCGAACGACGAGACGGTTCTCAGGTCCCCGCTCCTGTCATGCGCGGTGGTGATCGCCGTGTGACGAAGCACATGCGGGCTCACCTCGTCTATCCCCGCCTCCCGGCACACCTCTCGTGTCCAACCCCACACGGTCGCGGCGGTGACGTAATCCCTGCCTCTCGATCCGCCGAACACGAAGTCGGTCGCCCGTCGTACATAGCGCAGGTCGTCGCGGAGGACCGGATGCACCGGCAGCGTGTACGTCTCGTCGCCCTTCCCGAGGACGCTGTACCACTCGTGATGGTCGTCGAACCGGGACCACTGCACCGACGCTATCTCAGACACTCTGAGAGCCATGTACAGGCCGAACCCGACCGCCAGCCCTTCCGGTATCCGGTAGCGGGCGGTCTTCGCCAACAGTCGTGCGTCGGATACGGAGAGGGCACGGTTCCGGTAGTGCGGTTTCTTCGGCGGACGGATCGCCTTCAACGGGGCGTCGTAGCCCACCATGTCGTAGTAGTGGGCGAGACTGGCACGCAAATGTCTGAGGGTCGAATGGGAACGGGGGAAGGATTCGGCCAGAGCTCTGAGCTGTGTCGCGTCGAGTGATGCGAGGTCCAGTCCGTTGTTCTCACACCACTCTCGCGCCTGATGGACCTTCCGTTCGTAAATGTAGATGGTCCGTGCTGCCAGTCCCGCACCCGTCAGGTGGGCACGGTACGAATCCACCCACCATGGTCTAGCCGACATGCCGTCGGATTCAATGGGACCGGAGAACCTTGGAAACGTCGACGTCCGGTACGTCGATCTCCCACTCGTCGGGGGTGATCACGACCGGCTCGGCATCCCCGTAAACCAGTTCGTACATCTCGTCGGATGTGCTCCGCCGTCGCCAAGCCGCCCGCTGCTCGTCGGCGGACAGGTTGTGTACGCAGTGACGATGATGCTTGTGCGGCTCCCCGATCCGAGAGATCGCGAAGTCCAGAACGTCCATCGGCTCCATCACGCCACGTCCTCGAGCATCTTCTCGATGCTGATGATGAACTCGGTTTGACCGGGGATCTGCTCCCGCACCGCACGAGGGTCGAACCATCCGCGCTCTTCGCTGTAGTCCTCGACCGCGTGGACCCACGGGTCGAAGAGTTCATCGATGCACCCGTCGATACCGTGACCGACCCGCGACTGCTCTCTCTGGCCGTTTTGCAGAATACGACGTGATAACCGGTCAGGCAGCCTGTCGTGGTTTCGCCACCCCGGAATAGCTCCATTGAGTGCGCGAACCTCGTCCTCGACTCCCTGGAGGAAGAACGAGTATGGCAGATCCAGCCAGACTGCGGCCGCGGTCAGCGTCTTCGGGTCGATCGCCTTCCGACCGGTCTCCATCGACGCCACCATGTTCTTCGTCCACCTCCGGCCGGTGAGCAAGCTGAGGGCGTCAGCTAGATCCTGCTGAGTCCGGTTGCGGAGCTGCCGTCCTGCGGCGATGGCCCGGTGCGGTTCCCATCCTGCGATTGACATGGCGTGTTCTTTCTTGTCGCCTGTGCTGTTCCCCCGACTGTATCGCACATAACGTGTCGTCGTCAAGAAGAAGTTGCAAAATACTTGACACCCTGAGCCGGATACGGCATGGTGTTGTCGAATGCTGCAACACATCACCGGAAGCACCAACCTCCTCCGAGCCATCGAAGCCCTCGTCTGGCGGACCGAAGAGACCACCTTCAAGGACTGGCTCATCGCCCAACGCAAGCGGGGCGCCTCCTACCACACGATCGCCCGCGACCTCGAGACAGTCACCGACGGGGCCGTCCGGCTAACCGGCGAATCGATCCGACGGTACTGCGACGAGCTCGAAGTGGAGGTGCTCGTCGCGTGAGCTTCTTGTACCGGATCGATCTGCTCGTCCGCCTGTCCGAATGGCGGGCTGACCGGCGTCTCGCCCGGAGCCTCCCATGGTTGATGTGAGAGTCCCCTGCCTGATCTGCACTGACGCCGTCATCGATTCGACGGAGCTGACGTTGATCGCCAACCAGGATTCGATGGACTACTCGTTCATTCATTGCGGAACCGAGACGAGACGATACGCGACTCGTGACATGGTGCAGGTTGCGGTCGCGTTGGGTGTGCGGATCGTCCACGCCGAACCGCCCGTCCGCACCCACTGTTCCTGCGGCACCCGCCTCTTCGATGTGGGCGGGATGGTCGCATGCCGGAACTGTGACACTCCGATGCCGGGGCTTCCACCCTCAGACCGTCAGGTCGTCCGATGAGGATCTTCCGTCTCTTCTCAGCTTCGGGCTGGCCGATCGGCCCCGACGAAGAAGTGCTGCTGTGCGGGCCGACACGTAGCGGCGACCGGGAGGTGCATCTCGGCACGTTCCCGAACCGGACCGCCGCACGGCTGTGGCTGCGCGAGCGTCGGGAAGAAGTGGAACGGCTCGAACGGCAGGCCGCGCGATGACCCGCATGAACGTGCAGGAACGTCTCCGAGCCCGCCGGAAGATCCTCGATCAGATCGATCAGGACGAATGGCACTCCCTGACCCGCGCCCGTCGGAAGCGTCGCCGCGACATGCAGAAGGCATCGCGACGGAGGAACCGATGATCCGCACTGTCTGGGAGCAGACCGACATTCCCGGCGTCTGGGTGAACGCGGGCGTCGCCTTCGACTTCCCGGCAGCCGACTGGCGGACCGTCATCCTCGTGTTCGCTGTCGGCTGGCTGGCCACGTTCGGACGGCTGGTGTTCACATGACCGCGCTCGACCTGGCGACCAAGCATTGCAACGGATGCGACGAGACGAAACCACTCTCGGAGTTCCCACGGAACAAGACCAAAAAGGATGGCCGGGGGTCCCGTTGCAATGCGTGCGGCCAGACCAGCGCTCTGGCTTGGCAGGCTCGCAAACGGGGGGAGATGGGCGACGAGGCGTTCCGCGAGTACCAGCGAAAGGCGACCGCCCGGTCACGGGCTCGAGATGGCGGCAAGGCGAACAGGGCCTACGTCGCCGCGTACAGCGCTGCCCTCCACGCCCTGCGCGACCTTCACCGCGACCAGTTCGACGCGCTCCTCGCCCGCGAACGATACGAACGGGGACTCACATGACTGCCCGCACACGAGCCGCGGTCGAGCATCGTTTCTTTGACGGCCAATACGCCGTTCATCTGATGGTCGATGGCGCGGTCGCCCTTCCCCAGCTCGTGGAGCTGATCGAACCACCAGATGAGGGTGCTTCTTTGACCGATCCGTGGCTGGTTCTTCCCGGGGAGGCCCTCCACGCTTTATACGAGGCGATTGGCGTCGCTCTCGGGAAGCACACCTGCGATAACGGCGTCCTCACGGAAGCTCTCCGCATCGAACGGCAACGGGTGGCAAAGCTGCTGGACCATGTCGTAGGCCAGGTGGACGCATGATCTGGCTGCTGCTCTATCTGACTGTGGTCGCCGTGATCCTCGTCGCCAACCACGGAGCCCACCGATGAACCGTCTCTCCACCGACATGCAGATCGTCGGCCTCGTCCTGGTCGTCTGCTGGCTCGTCTTCTACCTAGGCCCCGTGTTCTTGAAGGCGCTGATCGACCCGTACGCCGACGACTTCGACGATGTCGACGAACTGGCCGAGCGTGACCGATGACCTTCCAAACCAACGCCGTGCGTCGCGCTCTCATTGATCTGAAGCGGCTCGCCGTCAAGTACCCGTGGAAGGGTCAGCAGGACATCCACCAGCGGCACCGGATGATCACCAACAGTCTTCTCGAGCCCGACCGGCCGATCTGTGTGATCTACACCTACGACGTCGGCTACCACTCGTCGGGCTGGTGGCGGAACAGCGAATATGAACGGTGCTTCCACCTGTCGTTGTCGCACCAGAAGCTCGACCCGGCCGGCTGGCAGGTCGGCATCGAGGCGCCCACCGACTCGGAGATCCGCGAGTGGGCGAAGCTTGCCTGGCCAACCGACTGGAAGAAGGCGTGGCTTGAACCGCCTGCGTCGGTCCTCTCAATCGACGTGTTGGAGCAACGCAGGTATCCCGGGGTTGGCCATGTCCGGCTGTTCCTTGACCTATCCCTGACCCCGATCCTGCCGACCGGCGAGGTCTACAACCTGAAGCCGCTCGCTGACGGGTCCTCACCCGAGAAGGTCTTCCGATGACCTGGCTTCTGGCGGAACGCGACAGGAGGTTTCCCGACCGGCAGAACCTCCACCCACGGTCGGGAGGGGAGAGGCCGGGCTGACCGGATCCTGGCAACCACAGCCCTGGTCTCTCCCCAAGCACAACTGAAACCAGCGGCATCGACCCCCCGTTAGGAACGCCGATGCCGCCGATACGGAAGGAACAATACATGCGATTCACTGTCGACCGGGACACCCCTCCGGGTGCCCCATATCAGGTGGGCCGAGCCTATTCGGCGTCTGAGAACCGGATCGAGGTCTGCCCGGTTTGTGAACGGTCCGCCCATACGACCGTCGAAATGGGAGCGGACCGGGGTCGCCGGTTCGTGCCGGTGAGGGCCTGATGATGAACCGGATACCCGAAGCCCAAGTCGACGGGGAGATCGCGGACCTGACCGCCGTCACGTTCTCCGGTACCGCACTCATCGACCGGGCGCTACTCCGTGACGAGCGTCTCGCGTTCACCCTGATCGGCACGGTCAAGGCGATCAAAGTGCAGATGAAGAACGGGGCGATCGTCCGCACCCACACGATGGCTGTGGAGACGGTCGCCGAGGAGGTTCTCCGGTGGTGAAGCGACCAGCCGGTAACTGGGATGGCCCTTATGGTCGAACTGATCGAGGTATCCGCGTGAGCTGCCATACGGACGATCCGCTCCGCGACCTGGCCGTCCTCGTCCAACGGCTCGCCCTCTCCCTCGGCTACGACCGGACCGCCGAAGAGGCCGGACACATCATCGACAGTCTCGACGCTCCGTCGGAGTACGCCGAGGCACCGTTCGGTGCGGACCTCGAAGCCGACGCTGGCCGGGAACGTGCCATGGAGCGTGCCCCGTGACCACCGAACAACTGTTCGAACTGGTACGCGACGCCTACTCGTCGGCCATGTGGGACGAAGACTTCCCGGCGTTGGCAGACCTCGACGACATGACCCTCGACGATCTGGACGGCCTGCTCGGCCAACTGCTGGTGCTCCGTCAGACAGTGGACCGGTTGAAGGGTCAGACTGAGGCGGCGGTCGCCCGACTCCTCGGGGAGGGTGGCGCCGCCCGGGTCGGTGACGTCGTCTACCGGTACCGGCCGAAGAACTCTCAACGTGTGGTCGACCCTGACGGTCTGATCGGCTGGCTCGGTGCGGACTGGCATCACGTTGTCCCCGTCACCCGATCCACCACGCTACGACGTGGCGGATTGAAGGCGGTGTGTGAGCAGCGGGGCGTCGAAGTGGCAACCGTCGAGGACACGTTCCTCGAATGGGAGACGGGCGACCCGACAGTAGAGCGGATCCCCGTCGACAAGGCGCCGAAGTTTCTCCAGGCACTCAACGACGGTGAGACGATGAGGAAGGTGTCCTGATGGTCGATACGACGGTCGACACAACAACGAGCGACATCACTTGGAGTGTCGCCGGTCCGAATAGCGGGCGTGTGTGGGAGGCGATCGCCGCGGTGATGGCCGAATTGCCGGGCATCGAGAAGGCGTCCCGCAACACACAGCAAGGCTTCGACTTTCGCAGCATCGACGACATCACGGCGCAGAGCCGCAAGCTGTTCGGGAAGCACGGCCTGGCGATCGCCCCGCGCGTCCAACGAGTGGACTTTGAGCCAGTGAAGTCATCGAAGGGAACCGACGGATTCCGGGCTGTGGCCTACGTGGACTATCTGATCGGCCACTCCGAAGGCGGCGAAGTGGGAGCGTCGATGGTCGGTGAGGCGATCGACTACGGCGACAAGGCGACATCGAAGGCCGTCCAAATGGCGTTCAAATATCTTCTCACCGAACTCCTACAGATCGGCTCGGGTGGGGACGACCCGGACGGCCAATCACCCGACGTATCCCGTCCACAACCTCAGGCTACCGCCCACGTCGAAGAGCTCCGCACCTATGTGGCGTCGCTGGTCGGCGGGGATCTCGACGCGGTACGCGCCTATGTGACAGAGGCGATGCGCACCCTCGGCCTCGAGAACCCGCTGTCTGAAGAGGACTGCCAGACGATCAAGAAGCATCTCGCTGAACGGGTCCAGGCGGGACCGGACGAGGCGCCGTTCTGATGGTCGACGAACGCACTACGGCGACCGGTGCTGTCTGGTTGGACCGGCTCACCTACCCGTATTGGTGGCTCCTCGAAGTGTGGTCGACGCTCCGGTTGGATCGGGTGCTCGGTATTTCGGGGCCGTGGTGGACCCGCCGTGCTAAGCGTCGCGCCTTGTGGGATGCGGTCGCATGGTGGGACCAATGATGGACCCGCTCAACATTCTCGCCGACCTGTACCAGACGACCCCCGACCGCATCCTGACCGTCCGTAACGGCCATCCGGAGACTGATGCCCGTCAGGTCTTGTTCTGGTATTTGCACTGCTGGCAGGGCATCCAGATTAAGGAACTGGCCCGCCGGTTCCCGTGGACGGAGACGACGATCGGCTACGGGGTGCGCCGGGTGAACAAGTCTTTGCCGCACAATCCGGAGCTGCGGGGTGTCTGTCTGGCGTTGTTGGAGATGCGGATGGTGGCTGCATGACCGTCCCTGTCACCTACTGCCGTAGCCGAACCTGCGGGGCCCGCATCCAATGGTACCGGTCGTCCCGGGGCAAGCCGATACCGGTCAACGAGAAGCCAAGCCCGAACGGGAACATCCGGATCGATGCGGACTTGTTGGGTGAGCCGGTGGCGGTGGTCGTGTCGGATGGGACCGGGGATCGTCTCGCCCATTTCGTGACCTGCCCGGAGGCTGACCAGTGGCGGAAGCGGGGCGCCTGATGGACCTGTCGAAGGAAAGTCAGATCGAGAGGGCCACGTCCCGTAACCGTCGCATCTGCCCGGACACGGGGAAGGCGCGAAAGGACTGTGTCTGCTGGCCATGCCGGAACAGCCGGAACTCGCGGAGGGGGAAGGCGGGGCAGCGGCAGGCCCGCACTGCGTTGCGGCTCGCCCCGGAACAGTTCAAAAGCCGGGAAGGCAACGAGGAAGCATGGAGAGCTCGAGTCCGGGTCGAAGTCAAGTCCGGCGCCCAAGTGAAGCCCATCGCCACCAGGTATGTGGCGGCACGTAACCAGTCCGACGCTCACCGGGCGATAGGAGACCTGCGTCCGTTCGTGTTCGCCGCGGTCCCTGACGGTTCTGACGAGCTGCTGATCATCGCCAAGAGGGATTTGTACGCGGTGGTTGAGGCGCTCGTCGAAGAATGGGGAGGGTCGGCGTGAACGAGGTCGTGTGGGTCTGCCAGGACTGGGACCGGAAATGGATACAGGACGCCGACTTCAACCCCGAGAAGCATCTGTTGAAGGGATGGGCGCATACGGGTCGCTGCGGCTGGTATGAGCTTGTCCCGCGCGAGGAGGCCGCATGAAACGGAGTGCCAAAGTGGTGGTGGTTTGCGGCGGGGTGCTTGCGATTATCGGCTCGATTACCGGCAACGTGGCTTCCACTATTTACGGCTGCTTTCTCATGGCTGTCATTGTGTGGGGCGACCGATGACTTGGAAGACCGATGCCCGTAGTCTTCGCACGTTCGGCCCGTACACGTTGCATTCGGAGCGTGACGGGCAGGAGACGGCGCATCTGGTCGCCTTCCCTGACGGCCGGAAGGTTCGTGTGGTCCCTGACGGCCGGAACAGTGGTCAGCGTCGATCTCGGGTCACGTCAGAAGCTCTCGCAGCGATATGCGAGCAGGTAGGGGGCGTGGAGCACGCCTCTGAGCTGGCCCGCGACGGGATCAACCCGATCATGGACCCGGTCGCCTACCTGGTCGGCTGCCTCGCCGTTGCCGGAGGAGCCTGGGAGATGGTCCTCCCTGAGGTGACGATCGGAGAGTGGCTGGACGGCTGGTTCAACTGGCCCGGCGATTGGTCGTTTGACACGCGCGACACGTCGCGTGCCCTGCTTTACGACCTGGACACGGCTGGCTGGCAGATCGTCCGGAAGGGGGACGCGTGATCTGCCCGATGGTGAAGGGCAGCCCGAAGGCCCGGACGTGTCTGCTATGCGGAACCGAGTTGGAGGGGCGCCGGATCAAGTGGTGCAGCGATGAATGCTCCGACACGTACTGGCGGCACCACGCGTGGGGGGTGGCGCGTCCCGCGGCCCTCCGCCGTGACGGCTGGACGTGCGTGCGATGCGGCCATGTGGGCTGGTCCGATGTTCCGCATTCGGTGCTGACGATCCAGCACCACGACCTTGACCTCGACCCGCCGCCGACCAGCGAGGAGGATTGGGCTATCGCGCTCGGCCTCCTGGACCCGACGGACCTCCTGCCCCTGCGGGAGTGGGCTGCTGACTCACGACGCTACAACCGGATCCGCACCACAACGGACCGGCTGCCTGATTCGGTCAAGGCGCTCGTCCGGTCCGAGCACAGACGGCCCCGACCATGGTGGCAACAGCCGGGTAAGCATGAGCTGGAGGTCAACCACATCGTCCCACGCGAAGGCCGCGGCTACGGCAACGGCTGTCACCACCACCTGGAGAACCTCGAGACCCTCTGCCGTCCATGTCACGTTGACGAGACACGACGCCAACGGCTCGATCTCCCGTCGTGGCGACACGACCCCCGGCCGGTCGAGATCCTGTTGGGCAGGGGTGTGCAGGAGGCGATGGTCTGATGGCTTGGGTGAGGATCGATGATCGCTTCGATGAGCATCCGAAAGTCATGGCCGCCGGCCATGAGGCCATGTGGCTCCTCCTTCGGGCGTTGGCGTTCGCCAACAGGGGAGAGACGGATGGGCACATCCCTGCTGTGGCCTTGAGCCGGATCGGATCTGAGTTCGGCCCTAAGAAGCGGCAATCACTTGTTAGGACCCTCGTCGACGTCGAGCTGATGCACTGTCCCGGCCATGACTGCAACCGGTGCCCTCAGCCCTCGGACGGATGGCAGATACACGACTACGCCGACTATCAGCCGACCCGGAAGCAGAAGGACGCCGAGCGGGCCGAAGCGCGCGAACGGATGGCGAAGGTGCGAGCGAAGAAGAAGCCTCGTTCGGCAGATGTTCGGACCGAACACGACACGAACCAGAACCGAAGTTCGGATTACCCCGTACCCGTTCCCGTACCCCAAGACGCGGGTTCCTCTGATCCTGTTGAGAACGGCATAGGGGGGGTCCAGGGGGGGAATGCCGAATTCGACCGGACCGTCCGGACTGTCGCTGAGGAGATCGCAGACCGTCGCATCCGAGAGGACGGTTTCCCAGTGCGAAACCGGGAGGGCTACATCCGGGGGCTGATGAAGTCCCCTGAGGTGCGGAATGAGGCGATGAAACGTAGCCGAGCACCGGCGAACGTCCTGGAGCTGTTGGAGGGGATCGGACGTCCCATCGATGAAGCGAGGGAAGCATGAACGACGGATCTTGGCTGCATGACGCCTACCCGAACGCCCTGTACCGATGGCTCAGGGTGAACGAGCGGATGCGCTGTGACGAGAACGGCGTTGAACTCACCTACCGGCCACGCCGACCCGTCGACGTGATCTGCGGGGAACGGACGATCAGGCCGGGCATTGGGGGCTTCACCGAGCGATTCCACTTCCGCCCTGACCAGTCGATCCCCCACGAGGTCGTGTGCACTTTTGTGGGAGAGCACGGGGAGGCGCCTCACGTCGGGGTCCCCGCCGAATGCGCCGACATGGAGTGCCAGATGAGCCGTCTGATGTCTGTCGCACTCACCGAACAGGCCGTCCGCGACCGCCGCAAAACCGTGACCCGTCGTCTCGGCTGGAAGTTCCTCACACCCGGCGACCGGCTGACCCTGTGTCGGAAGGTGCGGGGCCGTAAACCGGGTGAGCCGATCGTCCGGATCTGCGACGTTGAAGTGGTTGATGTTCGCCGGGAGCGCCTCGACGCTATCACCGACGACGACGTGATCCGGGAGGGGTTCCCTGACGACTGGAATCACATGACCTTCGTCTTGTTTTTCATCCGTCGGTTTCACGTCACCTACGACACTGAAGTGACCCGGATCGAGTGGCGGTACCTCGATGAAGCGAGGGAAGCATGACCGTTGCCGAACTGCGTGAACTCCTCGAATGCCTGCCGGGACGGTTCGACGAGACCGAAGTGATGATCTACACGACGGACGGGCTGGTTCATGTGTCGACGGTCGAGTTGGATCGACGTGAGGTGTCAGCGGAAGGGTATTCGCGGATCTGGTCATCACTGCATCACGAGCCGCTGTCAGATCGGGCTCGCCAACGGAAACTCCGCATCAACGGGCGGCCCCATCGTCGCATCTGGCATGACCCGCCGCCAGCGTGGCGCCTTGAGGGATGGTGGCCCAAAGAGGCCGCGGAGATCGGCCTCGAAGCGAGGGAAGCGTGAGCGTCTGCGTGGAGAAAGACTGCCGCCGTCCCTCCTGGGACCCGTCAGGCAACCCGAAATCGAAGTCGAAGCATTGCATCGATCATCATCCTTCCGGCCTGTCTGGGCCTTCGCTGGCGGTCCAGTTGCAGAAGGCCCGTGACGACATCACCGATCTGGAGGCGGAGTTGCGCGCGACTCGTGCTGTGGTAGTGACGGAACGGATGGAGAAGAACACCGCCGACTTCACCCGCCTCGAGTCCGTCGCGCGAGCCTTGTTGGATGCGCATGATGTGGAACATGCCCTGACGGGTGCTGCGGTCGGTGGGACTGATGGCCGTCCGACGGTTCGCCGCCGCAACGACTATCCGCAGCCGGGAGCATCGACTGCGGGGGCACGGCGTGCGGCGAGGGATTTGCGTAAGAGCCTGGATGGGGCGGTGCAGGCGTTTGAGGCGGCGAAGCAGCGGGAGTGGCGGCGGGCTGTCGGCGATGAGCAGCCTCCGAAACTGAAATGCGGGATCCGCGGCTGTGCGGCGAGGGGTGTGGAGGTGCCGGCGTGG